CATAGGTCAATCCACCTCGCATGTACCAACACATAGTTAATAATTCTTTGCGAAGTTTAGCGACCTGTTTGTCCATTTGTTCCAGCATCTCAACAATCTGGTCGTTAGATAGTGTTAAGAGCTTGATTCGAAAAAATTTGCGTTGTCAAATGCCATAGGCACTTCGTATTCATGTTGACATTCTATACATTGTGTTTGTATTGGGTTCAACACACCTTGTGATCCTAAATTTGTAACTTGTTCTTGTATCCATTTGAATACTTTACCATCTGCATTGGTTAGAAATTCGTCAATATGTGTTCTGTCAGTTACTGATGTACCATCCGGTGTAATTATCTGTTGGATTGCGCCTGAGATAATGCCCACAGTGTAGTCTGTCATCTTTTTGAATATGGCATTCACACGTTGTAACTTTTCGTCATCCGGCATGTCACTGTTGTTGACCACACTGAACAAGCGTTGTGATTCAAATGTTTCTATGTTGATCATGTTCACAGTGGCATAGTTTTGTGGCTTGAAGTTGAATATCAAGCCTTGATATGCAAATTCTTCTCTGTAGTCCGCACCATTTTTAACAGTGTCTAAGATAGGCCGCAAGTCAATACCAAATGTGTTTTCTTCTTTACACTTAGGACATGAGCTAGTAAACTCCATGTTTTCGCCATAACTGGCAATGCGAATTGCAACCAACACAGCATCTAAATCAACTGCAGGCATTTCCCATGCGTTTTTGATGTTTGGTATACAACTGTGAATCACATCCACAACTGCTTGTCCATTTAGCAGAGCATCGGGATTGTTGAAGATCATTTCATCTCTAGCAGTCATTGGATACACAGGCACTTCGCCTGTTTGTGTCATTTGTAGTGTACCTGGTGGCCAATAATTTCCACCGCTGGGCAATTTTAATTGGATTGCAGGTGTTCTAAAGTATTTGCCCAGCGGGTTACCACCGGGCTGATCGAGATTGTTGCTCATTGTTTGTTCTTCAATGGCCATGGTTTTTTCTCCGGCTAAATAGTATTGTATAGTTGTATTTATATACGCACATAATGGTGGAAAAAGAATCGTATGGCTGTAGTAGGTGATCTAGGCGGAAATCCCATAACATTAGAAAATGCTGCCGAAGAAGCAACATTACAACGCCTTGTTGACCTTTTTGAAAACAAATTTGCTGACAACAGTGGTGTTAAGAAAAAAGAAGCCGAAGCCATCAAAGCAGCAACCAAAGAAACTAAAAGTTATCAAGACATAGTAGATAGTACCAGCAAAGGTATGGAGAAGTATGAAGTCAAGCTGACCACATTTGGTGATCGGTTGGGCAAAACCACGGATGCTCTAAAAAATGTAGGCTCTTCGCTTACCAATTCATTTAAACAACTTGGCGATGGCGGCGAAAACTTAGGATCAGCACTTCAAGGACTAGGAAACAGTGCAGGTGGTGCATTGAGTAAATTAGGTATTGCTGGCAAATTAGCCGGAGGTGCATTAATAGGACTCACCGGTATAGTGGGTATGGCATTTGGTGCATTTGACAAGCAAATAAAAATGTTCCAAACCCTCACTGCAAGTGGTGCAACATTTGGCGGTGACATGATTGCAATGCGTAATGCTGCAGCCACAGCAGGTGTTACGCTGGAGCAATACAGTTCTGCAGTGTCTAAGAGTGCAAAAGGATTGAGTCAGTTTGCTGGCAGCACCACACAAGGTGCAATGATACTAAGCAATGTTGTGAAAGCAGGCAAAGCCAGCAGTAATGAATTGTTTAGACTAGGAATTGCTGCCAAAGATCAACCAGAGTTCTTTGCACAGTTTATTGAAGATCTTGCAGTAAGTGGACGCAACTTTGATGATTTTGGCAGAGACTTTAGCAGGATTGCAAAAGTTGCTGTAAAATACAGACAAGATTTGCAAGTGTTGAGTGAGATCACAGGACAAAGCGCGGAAGACCAAAAAGCTGCAGCACAAGCACTAAAAACAGATGCAGCATTTCAATCCATATTAAATGGGCTGAACAAAGACCAAATTGACAGCACAAACGCACTTTTAAGAACTATGACTCCATTAGAACAACAAATGTTCAAACAACAGATGGTGTTAGGCACATTCACTGGTGAAGCAGCAATTGCAGCAAGTCAGTTTCCAGGTGTCACTGGCAGAATAATGGATGTGACTAACGCACTTAAAAATGGCGAAACAGATCTTGTAAAAACATTTGCAGCAAGCTCCCAAGCAAGAAGTCAACAACTCAGTAAGGATGCTGAACTTGCCAGAGAACAGGCCAAGCAAGGTGTGTTTACAACCAATTCATTGACACAGTTGGCTGAAAAGTTAGCCATAGCTTTAACGGTACAAGACAAACAAAACTCAACAGCACTTGAAACACTTGAACAACAACGTGCAAGACTTGCCGAAGAAAAGCCACTCACAGATGCTGCAGCCACTAGAGCACAAGCTATGCAAACAATACAAGTTGCATTTGAAAAGTTGGGCACAGCATTAGTTGACAGTGGCATCATTGAAAAAATATCAAAAGCTATGCCAGCAATTGCGTCAAGGTTTGATGACTTTGCAACTTTTATTAAAGACTTTAAATTTGATGATTTTATTTCCAAAATTAGTAATAGTTTATCAAAATCTATTAGTGAAAACTTGCCTACTTTGTTTTTGGGTGCGGCTGCAACTGCAGCAATTGGTGTAGGAATCAGTGGACTAATAGGAAAAATAGGCGGAGCAATTACTACTGCAATGGTTGGTGGTGGTAGCAAAGCTGGTAGTGGAGTAGCAAGCCTTGCTACCAAAGCAACTGCAAAAGCCGGTGGCGGAATGGCAGGTCTTGCTACCAAAGCAACTGCAAAAGCCGGCAGTGGTGGATTGAGTGCAGCAATGGCTGCACCACTTAAAGCATTGGGCAATGCACTTGCTGCAGTTGGTATTAAGAGTGTGCCTATACTAGCGGGTGCTGGTGTTATAGCAGGAGTCATTACTGCAATCGGCGGCGGTATTGCAGCAGCATCATGGCTCACAGGTACTGCAATGCCCACATTGACCAAAGGACTCGAAGGCATACAAAATCTAGATGGAGATGCACTTAGTAACAGTGCAAAAGGCTTAGCACTAGTTAGTGCTGCAATGGCTGTGATGGGTGGTGGTAGTGCTGCTGCAGGCATTGGTAGTTTAATAGGCAAAATTACATCAGGTGGCAAAAATCCTGCAGACATGCTCGAAGACATGGCCAGTGGGGTTAATGAATTTGCAAATGCAATCGACAAACTAGATCTAGCAAAGATGACCATGCTGGCAGGATTTGTTGTACCCGGAGCGGGTGATCTGGCCGGAATGGTACAAGATGCCACTAGCGGTGATACTGCTACTACTACAGGAACTGCTTCGACTGAAACAACTACATCGAGCAGTGAGCACACAGCATTGTTGCAAAGATTACTGGATATACAAACTAGACAAGGTACAGAAACAAACGATCTACTGAGACGCATCAGTAACGACATATAATTTGACACACAGCTACAAAGGTGTTACAATAAATACACAAAGAAAGAATCGATAGATGAGTTGGAAAAAGTTTTTTAAAGTAGCAGATGCAAGTCCATTAACCATGGCAGGCCCAAACTACAGTGGCACAAATGGTAATGGCGGCGACAGCAAGTACAGCCACTATGCAAGTCATTTGCCGGAAGTATATAGTGGCCATCCTAATCGTATTGAACGTTATGGGCAATATGAAAACATGGACATTGACAGTGAAGTAAATGCTGCACTGGATATTCTTGCTGAATTCTGCACTCAACTCAATGGTGAAAATGGCACACCATTCACTGTACACTATCATGATGATCCCAGCGACACAGAAGTAGAAACCATTACCAAGCAGTTGACTAACTGGTGTAACACAAATGAATTTAACAAACGTGTGTTTAAAATGTTCCGCAATGTACTCAAGTACGGAGATCAGGTGTTTATCCGTGATCCTGAAACATTTGAGTGGTATTGGGTAGACATGAACAATGTTATCAAAGTCATTGTCAACGAAAGCGAAGGCAAAAAGCCTGAGCAGTATGTGATGAAGGAAATCAATCCTAACTTTGAAAACTTGACTGCTACACAAAAAACATACAAAGATGGACAGATACAGCCCAGTCAACGTGGCGGTTACATCCAACCCAGCAATTTGTATGACGCAGGCGGAGCAAGCGGCGGCCGTTTTGATCAAAAGTTTAACGAAAATGCCATTGAAGCAGAACATATTGTGCACCTAAGTCTCACTGAAGGGTTAGATGCAAACTGGCCATTTGGCAACAGCATACTGGAAAACATCTTCAAAGTTTTCAAACAAAAAGAACTGCTAGAAGATGCCATCATTATCTATCGTATTCAACGTGCTCCAGAACGCAGAGTGTTTTATGTGGATGTGGGCAACATGCCTGCACACATGGCCATGGCTTTTGTTGAGCGTGTAAAAAATGAAATACATCAGCGTCGTATTCCTAGTACTACCGGTGGCGGCAGCAACATACTAGACACCACATACAATCCACTGAGTATCAATGAAGATTACTTCTTTCCACAAACAGCAGAAGGAAGAGGTTCAAAAGTTGAAACATTGCCAGGTGGCACTAACCTAGGTGAAATTGATGACCTCAAATACTTTACAAACAAACTGTATCGCGGACTGCGTATACCTAGTAGTTACCTGCCAACAGGTCCTGAGGAATCACCTGCAGGATATGCAGATGGCAGAGTTGGCACAGCACTGATTCAAGAGTTTAGATTCAACGAATATTGCAAACGTTTGCAGCGCATGGTTGGAGAAGTTGTTGACAGAGAGTTTAAAATGTTCCTCAAGTGGAGAGGACTTGAACTGGACAATAGCAGTTTTGAAATACGTTTTAACGAACCACAAAACTTCAGCAAGTACAGAGAAACTGAACTTGATAGTAGTCGCATCACCACATTCACACAGTTGGAACAGTATCCATATTTGAGCAAGCGTTTCTTGTTACAGCGTTACTTGGGTCTTACAGAAGCAGAGATGACTGAAAATGAAGCAATGTGGATGGAAGAAAACGAAGAACAGGTCACTGCTGATGCACCAGGCATGCGCAGTGTTGGCATCACACCAGGCAGCATTGAAGGTGACATCGAAGCATTTGATACGGAAGAGCCTGCAGCAGAAGCACCCGAAGAAGGCGGTGAAGTGGCTGCAGATGCTGCACCTGGCGAAGATGCTGCTCCGGTGACACCTCCTCCAGTATAAATAACATTGGAGATGTAAATGTTCTTAAAACAATTAGTAGAAAATGAAAATCCTATTCAAGATCAGCAAGACGATAACAGTGTTGCTGCACTTTCTGATACCCGTAAAACACGCCTAACACTTGAACAAATCAACAAGTTGCGAATGTTAGCAGACACAAAACTTGCAGAATATCACACAAAAATTGCAAATATTAAAAAGCAATACAGCCCTCCAAAAGAAGATTCTGCAACAATATAATCTCTTATCATTTTTTTTGAACCAAAAAAGCACCATTTAATGGTAAATATTCTTGTGACTAGTAAATAATATACTAGACAAATGCCTTATGAAGAAAGGAATACTCTTATGAGCAATAAATTTAATGAACTTATCGAACTTTTCATCGCTGAAGAGCAAGATAAAGCAAAAGAACTGTTCCACGAAATTGTGGTAGAAAAAAGCCGTGACATCTATGAGTCACTTCTAAATGACGAAGAGCAGGTCGAAGAAGCAGACGAAACTGTTGAAGAAGATGAAACAGTTGAAGAGTCAGACTTTGATGAAGCAGAGCTAGGCGGCGATGCAGCAGACGACATGATCGACGACATCGAAGCAGACGAACAAGGTCTTAACGTTGCAGAAGAAGATGATGCAGACGAAGACATAGAAGACCGTGTAGTTGATCTAGAAGATGCTCTAGATGAACTCAAAGCAGAATTTGAAAAGCTAATGGGCGACGAAGAAGGCGACGAAGAAGGCGAAATGGACATGGATATGGACATGGACGCTGAAATGGGCGACGAAGGCGAAGAAGAAGCCGAAGAAGAAATGGAAGCATTTGAAGATGCCGAAATGGTTCGCGAGTACGCTGAAAAAGCACCAGCACCAGTTACTTCTGAAGAAGGTAACGGATCAACAGGTCCAGTTGCTGGCAAGAATGACATGGGCGGTAAAGCAGTTGACCCAACTGGTGAAGAGTCAGGCGGCGCAGCACCAGCAGCAAAAGACATGGGTGGCACAACCAAGCCAGACATGAAGAAAGTCTAAGGTAACCTTTTATGAACTACCTAAGAGAAAACCTTACATTTGATCAAGCTCAAGTTGTACTTGAGAGTGCCAATGATGGTAAGGATCTCTACATGAAAGGCATTTGTATTCAGGGCGGGGTTAAAAACGCAAACCAGCGTGTTTACCCTGTTTCTGAAATTTCTGATGCCGTGGGAAGTCTTAATGAACAAATTAGCAAAGGCAACAGTGTCTTAGGCGAAGTTGATCATCCAGATGACTTAAAAATTAATCTTGATCGTGTAAGTCACATGATTGAGAGCATGTGGATGGATGGTCCTAACGGTTATGGAAAATTAAAAATCCTTCCAACTCCAATGGGTAATTTAGTTAAAACCATGTTGGATAGTGGAGTAAAGTTAGGTGTGAGCAGTAGAGGCAGCGGTAACGTTGCAGAATCATCTGGTCATGTATCTGATTTTGAAATTGTCACAGTGGATGTTGTGGCACAACCAAGTGCGCCTAATGCATATCCTACAGCCATATATGAAGGCTTGTTGAATATGCGCCATGGCCATTCAGTGCTGGAGATGGCCCGTGAATCAAACGGCAATGCTCGAGTGCAAAAATACTTGAAGGACGAAGTTGTTCGTCTTATCAAGGATCTAAAGATCTAGGAGATCAAAATGCTAGATGCTCTAAAACCTTTATTAGACAGTGATCTTGTTAACGAGTCAACTCGCAACGAAATTCAAGAAGCATGGGACGCAAAGATGAACGAAACACGTGAATCTGTAACTGCTGAACTTCGTGAAGAGTTTGCACGTCGATATGAACATGATAAGTCTACAATGGTTGAGGCTTTGGATCGTATGGTAACTGAAAGTCTAAGTGAAGAATTAGCACAAATTGCTGAAGAGAAAAAAGCTCTTGCAGAAGATCGTGCTCGTTTTGTTACTAAGATGACAGAAAGTTCAGGTACATTTGACCAGTTTATGGTTAAAACACTATCTGAAGAAATCAAAGAACTACACAATGATCGTGCAGCACAAGCAGATACAATTGCAAAATTGGAACAGTTTGTTGTTGGTCAACTCTCTGAAGAAATTCAAGAGTTCCAAGCAGATCGCCAAGACGTCGTTGAGACAAAAGTTCGCCTTGTAAAAGAGGCTCGTGAGCAGTTTAAAGCTCTTAAAGAGAACTTTGTTAAGAAGTCTAGTGCAGTTCTTGAAGAAGCAGTTACCGCACATCTTAAGTCAGAAATCGGTCAATTAAAAGAGGATATCGAAGTTGCTAAAAATAACAACTTTGGAAGAAAGATTTTCGAAGCATTTGCCACTGAGTTTAGTTCAAGTATGTTAAATGAGAACCAAGAAATCAAAGACCTAAAGTCTAAGATGGAAGAGGTTCAAACACAACTTGATGAAGCAAAAGTAGCAGTTGCTGAAAAGAATCAAATTGTTGAGAGTAAAGAAGCAGAAATCAAAGCAATCACTGAGAGCACAGCTCGCAAGGATGCAATGGAATCACTTCTCAAACCACTCAACAAAGAGAAAGGCGCAATCATGCGTGATCTATTAGAAAGTGTACAAACTGAAAAGTTAAAAGGCGCTTTCGACCGTTATCTACCAGCAGTACTTGATGGTAAGTCAATTATCAAAGAATCAAAAGTTGAAAAAGAAATGATCAATGAAAACATCAAAGAAGTAACTGGTGATAAACAAACTAAAAAACCTGCAGCAGAAAGCAAAGATGATGGCAACATTGTTCAGCTTCGTGCGTTAGCAGGGCTTAAATAGAGTACAATAAGGGGACTATAATGTCAGACGTACTATTAGAAAGCCGTTGGAACGATACCAAAGACGCACTACTTGAGGGTCTAGAAGGTAACCGTCGTTCATCAATGGGCGTTGTTCTTGAGAACACACGCAAGTACTTGAAAGAGGCTGCTTCAACAGGCGCTTCAGCTTCAGGTAACATCGCAACACTTAACCGCGTGATCCTTCCAGTGATCAGACGTGTTATGCCAACTGTTATTGCTAACGAAATCGTTGGTGTACAGCCAATGCAAGGTCCAGTGGGTCAGATCCACACACTTCGCGTTCGCTATGCAGACAGTGTAACTTCAACAGCAGCAGCACCGTTTGATACAGACACAGTTGCTGGTGACGAAGCACTATCACCATTCAAAATTGCTACAGCATATTCAGGTTCGACCACAACAGGTCGTGCTGATACAACAGCAGGCAAAGAAGGTACTGGTGGTTCACAGATCAGCATCCAGATCCTAAAGCAGCCTGTCGAAGCAAAGACACGCAAGCTACAGGCACGCTGGACATTTGAAGCTGCACAAGATGCAGAATCAATGCATGGTATTGATGTTGAAGCTGAAATCATGGCAGCTCTAGCACAAGAAATTACTGCTGAAATTGATCAGGAAGTTCTAGGTTCACTACGTTCACTAGCAGCTACTGAAGAAACATTCAACCAAGCAGCAGTTTCTGGTACAGCAACATACGTTGGTGACGAGCATGCAGCACTTGCAGTTCTAATCAACCGCACAGCAAACAAGATTGCACAGCGCACACGTCGTGGTGCAGGTAACTTTGCAGTTGTGTCACCTGAGGCACTAACAGTTCTTCAGTCAGCATCAACTTCAGCGTTTGCTCGCACAACAGAAGGCACATTTGAAGCACCAACAAACACCAAGTTTGTAGGTACACTTAACGGCGCAATGCGCATTTATGTGGATTCATATGCTGCAGATTCAACAGCAGTACTTGTTGGCTACAAAGGCTCAAGTGAAACAGATGCGGCAGCATTCTATTGCCCATACGTTCCACTAATGTCAAGTGGCACAGTGCTTGATCCATCAACTTTCGAGCCAGTCGTATCATTCATGACACGTTATGGTTACGTTGAGCTATCAAACACAGCAAGTTCACTAGGCAACGCCGGCGATTACGTTGGCGAGGTAGCAATGAGCAACATCTCATTCTCATAAGCCTAGCGCATACTATTATAGAAACAGCACCTTCGGGTGCTGTTTTTATTTGCACCAACCGTTAGTATAATCTTCTTTCATAAGATATTTTATAAAAGTGTTCTGTATTTTTGATAGTTTTGGTTTTGGATCTGTTTGTCGTAGATTAACTGTTTTAACATTTAACATTTCAGCAATTTTATATGATTCTGTATATTCAAACACATGTGTATAAAAACTTTTTTCATTGCCCAGTCTAGCAGTATTTGTTTCACAATGCTCTTTTACTGTAGCACTAGTCATGTAGTGTTCGAAATGTTTTAAAAACTCATCTAGTGTATGTTCACCTTGCCACAATGCATCTTGTGCACCACTGGGTGCAAACATAGTGTGATAATATCCACTTACAAACTTGTCTACAGGATTACGCCAAACTGCAATGCGTATATCACAATCTTCTAATAATGTTTTATATTGATCAAAGTACATCAGTTTGTGATATACATCAGGAGCATGAACATGAAACGTGTTGTATGCCTGTAACTCTTCGGGATCAGCATCCCACAAAGCCTGTGCAATATAACTTAGTATGCTTGTGCTTGCGCACTTTTGGTTGCGCACAATACCCCATGTTTGATTGTTGTATTTGAATTTTAACAGTGACATCGAATAAATACTTATGCCGGCAAAAAACGGCTTATGGGGACACCACCCCGTACCCAGGAGAACTGGGATAGGACTTCTTGAAGGAGAAAACAAATGGGTAGACCACTAAGAAGAGCAGAAACAGTAGGTGGCAACTTCCACGTTGGCGCAATTGGCGCAAGTGGCGGAACAGGTCAGCAGATAACAATGCAGGCATTCGTTGACGGTGGCAGTGCAAACGTTACTACAGAAGTAATTCAAAAAGGCACTAAAAAGTTTCGCGTCACTACAAGTGATGGTACACAAACTTGTCAATTAGTTGCAGTAGCAAGTGGCGCACTTGCAGCAGGTCAGTGTTCACTAGTCGCAACAGACAGCGATGGTAACACAGCATATGTAACTAAACTTACACAAAACTATGTAACATTGGAAAACATTGATAGTACACAGTTCGCAACAGGCGATCGCGCACAGTGGGTCGATGACCAAACAAGTGCAGTAGAAAATGTAAGTGTACAAATTGTAACAGCATAATTTTGCTATTGACACAAAGAAAGGTTACAGTTATAATAGACTGTAACCTTTTTTTATTGACATGACACAATTTGGATTTGTATTAGGCAACGGTAAAACACGCAAACAAGTAGATCCTATGTATTTAAAAAGTGTAGGACGCTTGTATGTGTGTAATCGTGCGGCCGAAGACATGTCATATGATGTGTGTGTTGCAGTTGACAAAGAAATAAGTTTGGAACTACAACAAAAAGGACACACTGTATACACACGGAGCAATGCATTACTCACAGAAAATGCAATGCAAATACAAAAGAATGCAGGTTGGAGCAGTGGTCCTGTTGCTGCAACTATTGCTGCACAAAATGGACATGCTTATATTTTTTTAATAGGTATGGATCTTATCAGTAATACCAAACACTTGAACAATCTGTATGCTGATACAAAACACTACAAAACTAGTGACAGTGCAGCAACTCCGCACAGCAATTGGATCAGTCAAATGGATGCAATTGTTACAGAGTATAGCAGTCAACGTTTTATACACGTCAATCCATTGTGTGGATACACACCTGAACAGTGGACTAGACACAAAAACTTTCAAACAATGACATCAGCACAGTTTGAGACTATGATAAATAATACAACAGAATGATGGATCTCTAATGGCAAAAACTGAAAAAATTACAGGTGATTTAACCTTTGATGCTACAGGCAATATAAATCTAGCATCTAATACCATTATCACAGGTGATTTAACTGTAAGTGGAACAACAACAACTGTGAGCAGTACAAATACTGATATTGCTGATAGAGTTATAACTCTTAATGACGGCGAAAGTGGCGCAGGTGTTACAGGACGCTACAGTGGCCTTGAAATAGACAGGGGCAGTTCAGATAATGCATTTATTGTGTTTGATGAAAATGATGACACATTTAAAATCAGCACAGACAATGGCAGCTCATATGATGCAATTCTAACAGGTGTGGGTGTAGGACTAACTGCAGTTTTACAAGACACAACACCACAACTGGGTGGCGATCTTGACATAAACAGTTTTAACATTGTGAGTGCTCAAAGTAACGAAGACATTCAGTTAGTACCAAATGGCACAGGCAGAGTCACAATAGCAAGTGCGTTAAAACTTAATGATCTTGCAAGTGCACCAGCAAGTGCCACAGGAGCAACACTGTTGTATGCAGACACTGCAGCAGGTGGTGGTACTGGTGTTTATTTTGTTGATGGCAGCACCAGTGATGAATTGGTAAGTAAATCAAAAGCCATCGTGTATGGATTAATTTTTTAAAGGAAGTAACAAATGGCTATTACCCAAGCAGGTGCAGTAGGAACAGGTGCAACCACAGTATACACAAGCAGTGGCACAACTGCTATTACATGTATGTTTTTTATGAATGACAATGCCGCAGCAAGAACACTGGATATACATGTTGTACAAGATGGAGGTAGTGCAGGAGTCACAAATAAAATTGTTAAAACAATTACAATTGATCCGGCAGATACTTATGTTATTAACTTAGAAAAATTAGTTCTAAGCAATGGTGACACAGTACAATGTCTTGCAAGTGCAGGATCAAGCATATACGCAACAGTTAGCTCGGTAACAATCTAATGGCAGGTTTTGTAAAAAACAAAGGCAGTTTTGACGGTGGCAACACAATCAAACAAGATGATATTGGAGCAACCAGCACACCATCCGGGGGCGCCGCAGATCGTCCAAGTGATCCAGACACAGGTGACCTCCGCTTTAACACAGATGATGGTGCGCTAGAAGTTTATGATGGTACACAGTTCCAAACACTGTCAACAACAGGTGTTGTCACAGTAACACAAGATTCATTTACAGGCGATGGATCGACAGTTGCGTTTACAATGAGCACCAGTGTTACCAGTGATCAAACACAGCGTATTGTTGTTGCGGTGGGTAACGTTTATCAGAATCCAGCAAGTGCCTACACACTTAGTGGCACAACTATCACATTCACAAGTCCTCCGGGTGACAGTGAAACTATCACTGTGATTCATGGATACGACAGCAACTAACACTCATAAATAACACTAATAAACCCTGTCACCTCGGATGTTAGTAGGTGATCGCAAGATAGCGGAGTTATGAGTTTATGGCTATAAGTCGTATTGGGGGTAAAGCCCTAAAAGCAAATCTAGAACGTGATAGCAACTTAGCCTTTAACACCAACACCCTTGTGATAGATTATGCCAATGGTCGCATTGGTATTGCAAAAACAAATCCTACAACTGCACTAGACGTATTAGGTACTGTCACAGCCACATCGTTTGCTGGTGATGGCAGCAATCTGACAGGAATCAACACAGATTTAAGTTTTGACACTAGTCCACAATTGGGTGGTGATTTGGATGTTGCTGGTTATAACATTGTCAGCAGTCGCAGTAACGAAGACATCATTATTGATCCAAATGGCACCGGCATTATAAAACTAAACAGTGATGCTAACATTGCAGGCAGTCTACAACTTGGTAGCAGCACCAGCGTTAGCAGCATATTAGATGAAGATGGATTTACCAGTGACAGTGCAACTGCACTAGCAACACAACAAAGCATCAAAGCATATGTAGATGCACAAGTAAGTGGTGGTGCAATCAGCACAGGCATGCAGATCACACTGGGTACTCCAACTGACAG